GCATATCATCTTGTCTAGTACGTCTTGCTTGATTACGTAAACCATCTATTGAATTTTTATACTTAGCTTCCCATGATTGAACAACTTGAAAATCTTTTATAAAATAATTAGCTTCAATCATACATGCATTAAATAAAGCATTATAACAATTTTCACTAAAGTAATTTGAAGTAGTAGCACTTGTACCTGTAGCACTTGATAAAGCTAATGGTTGTTTTGTATATTGTATTTCACCTGCTAATGTAGAAGTAGGTGTAGGTACTACGTAAATTTGTGTATTTGTTTTACGTGCATAATATCGTGGAGTTCCTACAGATGTAGGTTTATTCCAATAGTCTATTGCATATTCATATGTTCTTTGTAGCAAAGGTATAATACCATTTGGTTCACCAAACACAGTTGCACTTGTTGTAAAGTTTACATTACGTACAACTAATGCACCATCAGGTAAACTTACTACTGGATTGTTTGCTGTAAAAGTAACAGAAGAATATGTATCTAAAGCTACATCATCTAATTCTTTTATTATACGATCTTCAGCTTTTTGTACAAAGAAAGGAATTTGCGTAGCAAACTCATTTGAATCATTTTCTATTGTATTTACAATGTCATCTTTTAAATAAGAATAGTTAGGCATTTATTTATCCTAATATTAAAGTTACTGAACTTCCATCTGAAGGTGCAGAAACTGAAACAGTTCCATCAAATCTAACACCCATATCTCCTATATAAATATCTGCTGTTCCACTTGCAGGAACTTGAAATTTTATTTTATCTCCAGTAGAATCAGAAAGAGCAAAAGTTCCTGTTGCTGTAACTGCTGCTGCATGTATTGCTGTAACTCTTGTTATATCAGAAGTTGTTACAATAACACCATTTGTTGCTCCACCAAAAAATTTACTTGTATAATTATTTGCCATTTATTTTCCTTATGATATAAAGAGGAGAATATTTCTACTCTCCTCAATATATTTAGTAATTAGGCTCCAGCGTTACCAAACCAACTACGCCAATCAGAAACACCAAAAGAATATCTTTCACGTGCTTTGAAACGTAAGTTGCCAGTATCGAAATCTGGTTCCATTTTTGTTTGTAGTGGAGTTCTATTAAACATTTTAGTACCATTAGGTACGTCTGTTTTAATGAACCAAGCGTTAATATCAGTAAAACGCCTGTTTACATAGAATCCATCAGGTAGTACACCTAAATGTCTAACAGCATTGATATCATTTAAATTAAAGTTACCTGCTGATAAAGTTGTAGCACCAGGAGTATTTAATAGTTGATCTGCTGTAAACATTAGATCTGTAGGAATGTGTAATGAAACACCAGATGCACCAATTAATATACCACGATCATCAGTAGTTTTTTGTATCTGAATGATTGCTGCTTCAATACCTGCTTCTGATATTGCTGCTGCTGTAGTAATATTAGTTACTGTACCTGCACCTACAACTGGATGGGCTGCACTAAACATTGGCACACCATCACCTTGATTGGTTGCAAAGCCATTGTTATACAAGTCAGCAGCTTTTTGCTGTTTTGTACTTCCCATAGCTCTTGCTAATCCTTTTGCTCTTAGTTTTGCAAAAGTATCATATAGATTATCTTCCATAGCTTCTTCAGTTACTGCGAATGCTAATGCTACAGTTTCGTTAGTATACCTTGAAGTATAACTTTCTGATGCATCATCATAAACTACAGCAGCACCCTCACCTTTAACAGGTGCAGCACCAAAGCCTGTGAAGAGTACTTCTTCTTCAAATGCTCTGTCTGAATTTTCTATTTCGTATAATGGTTTATGTTCTTCGTCTACGCTGCCATATTCTATTCCAAAAACTGCATTCAGTCCAGGAAGTAGCTCTTTGGCAATACTTGCTCTATTAATAGCCATTTAATTATTCCTTTCTTGCTATGCTAGTGAAACAGTAGCTGTTGTATAATTGTCAACATGATTGTTGATACGTACCTCATACCAAGGGAAGTCATCAGTTTCACCTGCTGATGAACTTGTCGCTGTATCCCATGGTGCTCTACGTATTACTCTAAGACCTGCTAGTTCTGTTAAGATAGGTCCTGAAGCGTCTAACTCGTAGCCACTATTACCTGTTCTTGTTGAACCTGCACCTGCAGTCCATACTCCATTAAATACACCAGCACCAAAACCTGCTGCTGCTGTCACAGGACCATCTGCCTGTATGAAATATGTTTGAGCTGGATCTGTACAAACATGTAAATTTATGTCTGTTGCAGTTGCTCCTCCTGTCCACACTTTACTGAATATTTGATTGCCATTGCCATCAACGTAACTACATCCTTGGAAAACCCCTGCAGATTTTATAGTTGGGTTTGCACCTGTAGGTATAATTGTACCTGCACCATAAATTGCAATAGGATCACCTGTAAACATACTTGTAGGCAATGCTGCTGAAGGAACTATTGGGCTTATGTTATCCCCAACAGGAATCATAGTAACACCAGTAGAGTTAGAACCAGAGCCATTTTTTCTTGCCAGTACGAGTCCACGAGGACTATTTACTGAAGCCATATTCTTTCTCCTTTGTTAATTAATAATAAGCAATAAAAGGATTAATCCTGAAAGTTAGGTTGTCTTCCTGTTACTACTTTTGATTTACTGTTATTAGAAATAGGCATACGAGAATTATTATTACCCATAAGTTGAGCTTCAATAGCTTCATTCATGGCTTTACTTTTATCTCTATAAAACTTACTTCTAGCTTCGTATTTACCAGTTGGGATTTTTGCTAATCCTACATCTCCACGACAGACGACCCCTGCGTATCTACCTTCATCTCTCACGACAGATGTTGCACTCATTTCAGGAACTTCAGCTAGATCAACAAATACCCATCCTTCTTGCATTTTCTTGCCTAAATGTTTTACGTCATCTACACCTTTAAGGGTCATTCTTAACCATCCAAGTGTCATGCGTTCGCTGGCGAAACGATTTAAAACTGCATTAGGAATATGAAGAGCATCTTGTTCTTCAAATGTATATTCAACTTCTTCTCTAGCGTTATTTTCTCTTTGATCAGTACTACGTGTATTATTAATTCGTGTCATTATTTATTTCCTCCACGCTGCATATTAATTGTTGTATACTCACCATCAGCTCTATCAGCCTTTAGTTTTTCTTGAGCATACTGTTCAAGTGGTACATTCCATTTGTTAGCTAATCTAATATCTTCTTTAGACAGTTTAACTTTCTTACTAGAACCTGGAGAGCTGCGAGATGCTCCAGCGACTACTTGAGCAGGTCTTGACGTTGACTCCTGCTTACGAACTTCCTCAACTGGAGCAGCTTCTGCTGCAAACTTGTGAGGAAATGTTTCTTTTATCCTACGATCTATTTCAGTATAATACTCTGTATCTGTAGGACTATAACCTTCTTCTTTTAACTGAGAATCTATTGCTAAAGATGCTGCAGTCATAACTTGATCTGAACCAAACCATTCATTTTTACTTGCCCAATCTTCTGCTCTTGGATCTGCAGTAGGTTGAGGTTGGTATTGTGGTTGCTGTACAGGTTGTTGTGGTTGTACAGGTCTTTGTTCAAATTGTTGTTTTGTAGCAGTTAATGATTTTAAATCATTTTGTGCTTCATTTAAAAACTCTTGAGCTTGTAATATCTTAGTTGAATCACCTTCTTCGTGAGCAGTTTTATAAACATTTCTTGCAAGTTCTAACTTATCTGTTATTTGTTTTTCACTTGAGTCTAAACTTAATTTATTAACAGTATTAAACTGATGCTCTGTATTTTGTAATCGACTACTAAGTTCTTCATTCTTTTGCATTAGTTGAGCAAGTTGTTCATCTCTATCTTTACGTTGCTTAACTAATTGTCTTATTCTTTTTTGTGCTCCTTTAGTTTCTACACCTTCAAGCTCTGGTGGTGCATCTACTTTAGGTTCTTCTTTTTCTTTTTCAGCTTGTACTAGAGGAATAGCTTTTTCTTCTTGTTCTATTTCTCCTTCTACTTCATATTCTACTTTATTCTTTTCTTCTTCTGGAGTTGCTGTATCAACTTCATTCCACTCTTCATTATCCATTATTTATCCTTCGTTGTTTACGAGACATACGACTTACGTTGTATATTCTATTATTATACACTATAAAAATTTATAGTGCAACTTAATGGCTTAAATTAAATGTAGGATCTAAATATTTAGGATCTTGCACTTTCATTATTACTTGATCATCATACA